GTAGGAATAACTGCTGGTTCACTTGGAATCATATAGCAAAATTGAAAAATGAGTATTAAAAAACCCCGAAAAATTTTCGGGGTATTTTTTTGTCTAAAAAGTCGATCAACCAGTTCGTTTTAATCTCTTATTAATATAGTTATTATCTTTCTTATATAAGTTTTGTCGTTTGAAATCAGTTATTAACTGTCTGAAGTAAGCTGGTTTCATTAAGTAGATAGATCTTTTCTTTTCATTTTCACTTTCACGCCACCTTACCACATTTATTGGGGTTGCTAATGTATTACCTGCTTTAGTTACTACAGAACCACTTGCTTCATCCCATACTTTATGAGTACCATCATAGTATGCTTTGTCAACCTTTGTTCCATCTTCTAATTCATAGTGATGTATTTCTGCTAATGGATTATCATATTCTGACATCAATGTTTGATATAACTGTACGTTAGTTAATGGCCAATCATAATGTGCATTCACCATGTTATTTGTTAACAGTATCACCCAGTCATAAAAAGGATCACCGTATGCTTTATCTGCTAGAGAACTTGGTGTTTCTCCATCTTGTATAGCATACTTAGTGAAGAAAACAGCATAGTTAAATGCATCTTCACTTAGTTTGTATCTACGAAAGAAATTCTTTGCAACAACTCTGTCCGCTTTAGAAAATGGATAACTAATCGGTTTCTGATCGTATGATATGTTTGGAACTAAAGAAAAATACATTAGTAATTTTGAACCTCTTCTCTGTATATAAGTTTTGTTTCTTGGAAACCAACTGTTAATTCCATTGCTACAACACCACCAACTTTACCATTAGCATCTACTGTTTTTGCATAGGAACCATCAGGAGTATAGTTTATATCAACCTGAGTTATTGCACACATTTTAAACTGTGGTAGATAATCTGCTGGTCCAGAACCATTCATGAATGATACTCTTACAAGATCTGGTATACTAATAAATCCTGCATTAACACCAGAACCCTCACTAATTTCAAAAACTTCTTTAACACCTGTACCTGGCAGCATAGATTTCTTAAGAGTGTTTATTATATCTTTTACTTGCTGAGATTCTTTTGCATTTCTTGGAACAAGTTTCCATTTCAATTGAAATGTTCTCATATCCATGTTATTAAATAGCAACTCAGTGTTTGGGTTTGTAACTATACCACCAATTGCTCCAAATACTTCATCATTTGTAAGAGTATCTCCTGTGATTGATGATATAGCACCTCTTACTGTATTAGCACTCCATGTTGCTCCAACTCTATCAAACATACCATTCATAGTATCACCAAATCCACTAATTTTATTTCCAAAACCTGCTTGAGCTGCAGATCTCATCAAATCTCTACCAGCAGTACTTATTGCTTTACCGTTCCAATTAGCTTTGTATCCTGTTGATATATCTTCAGGCATGTAAAGCATTATTTGTTTTGCATCTGTTCTTTTATAATTTGATGCACCATCGCCAGTTGCTGTGTTATTATAAACGTTTAGATAATTAGCTTGATACTTAGTTGTTACAATAGTTTCTCTTAAGTAGTCCTGACTATTTTTATCTTTATTAACTCCTAAACTTTCCTTTGTTTCATACTCAATACCTCCAGTTCTTTGTCCTTGTTGAGCTGGTGGAAGGTATTCAAAGAAAGTCATTAAAACATAATCACTATCACTTCTTATTCCAGGTGATGCAGGGTATCTTAGTACCTCACTTTCTCCATCTACTGTAGGATCTAGTGCAGTTCCAACTGATAGTGCTCTTACATCGTTTTCTTTCTCTACATATTTGTCTATTTTGATAGGCATCGTTCTTATGCCATCTGTACTACCATGTGCTGCTTCTAATTTATCAATAGCACTCTTTGATATTCCATCACCAGGCCAGGTTGCACCATAGTTTGCCTTATGTCCTTCAGTACTACCGAACATAAACAGTTCAACTATTCCCATTGCATTTTCCTCCTAATCATTTGGACATCTCTATACTTTGTGGTGTACCATAACCTTTGACCTTTCTAGTAGCTTTGAATTTGTCATAGAAGTTTTCATCTGTATTTTCCCAAACAACATCTCGTCCGATTGGAAATTGCACTCCTCCTACATCTCTTACAAAGTTTTCAACAGGTAGTAGAACAACAGTGTCCCACTCATTTATAGCAATATCAAGATATAATTGTTGATCAACATGCTTATGGAGATATTTATGCAGACAACTCTTAGGCATGTCAATTCTACCTTGTGTTAACTTAGATGCTGCAACGATTCTCTTCTTCATTGCCATGTAATGTAGATTGAATCCCCAGAACTCTTCTTTGTTAGATCTTATTACATAAACAAGAGGATAAGTGTCCCAGTACTTGAGTTTCTTCTTTGATTCTGGGTCTGGATATTCAAAGAGATACATGTGACCTTGGACAGCCCATCTCCTTAGTTCATTAGAGTCTGCATTTATTGTTTCGTCTATCGAATCTCTTTTTTCGTCGCGGAGAAACTTGTCAAAGTTTGCTTTGTATTGCTTTCCAAGTCTCTGAGTAGTTGCAAGATACCATGTTAATGATTTCTTCTCTCCTCCTGCTTCTTTCTTTACTCTTTCAAAAAGAGTGTCAAATCCTCCTTCAGCAGCGTTTGCTCTAGCTAGGGCTGCTCTTGATTGATATGTTAATTCTCCAAATCCTTGTGCCATTGTTCTATATTGCTAAGTGATCCTCATTTAATATCATGAAGCTCATCTGCCTATCTTCACAGTACCTTCGGGCAGATTTCCACTTAGCGTAGTTCTTTGCGTAGGTTTTTAATTGATTACGATACGAAGCAGTGTTTTTATTTTTCGCATGTGGTGGTTTAGTTTGACGTTTTGGTTTAATTTCAATAATATATTTGGATGTCCCTCCTCCTTTGTTTTGAACTTTTATGTAGAAGTCAGGATAATATCGACGAATTTTACCATCTGGTGCTTTGTATGGAATGATAACTGTTTCACTTCCCCACTCTAATATAGAGGGATTGTTGTCACAGTAAACCATAAATTTACGTTCCCATAATGACCTATAAATCACATTTCTAGTGTTGCCACGATACTTCTTGGGATTAATGGGTCTGTATTTCCCAGAGTATGCCATAAATATAATAGTACCAGTTAAAATATTTAGTGTGGCAATAAACCGTTTTCTACAAAGAATATCTCAGGACGGTGGTTTAGCATCAAGTAATAATTTTGTTGTTAAGTTTTTAAATACTCCGTTTGAGGTCCCATATGAAATTCCAGAACAGATGGAATTTTATTGTAATGAAGCTCAATTACCTAATATTAATACATCAGAAGGTACTATTAATGGGATGTATCTAGGAAGTGGTTCTGTTAAATATGCTCATACTAGGGTCTTTACGGAGGTTCAGTTAGGTTTTATATGTGATGCTAACATGTCTATTATGAAGTTTTTGAATGCATGGCAGGATTATATGTTTAATTGGGATGGTAGTACAGATAAGAATAGAAATGTAACGGTAAAGTATCCAGATGAATATGTTTGTGATATTGCAATCATGAAAACAGAGTTGAGTCCTTATGAAGGAGAATTGAGAAATCCTTTGACTTATGTTTTAGAGAGAGCATATCCATATGCTATTGATGCTGTTCCAATGCAGTTTGGAAGTAATCAGGTCACTCAAGTAACAGCACAGTTCTCATACATGAGGCATTACGTTAGTAATAACGATATTAGAAATATTGAAGGAGATGTGTTGGGAATGGAGTATCGTTTGGGATCATTTGCTGGACCAACTTCGACTATGATATAGTCAGCAAATTCGACTTTTCAATTCCATAAAACTCGAAAAAATTACTCGGCATATTTTTGGTCAAAAAAGTCGCATATATAAATATACGACTTGAAATCAGTTTTATGGCATTACCACAAGTAGCTCTTCCAACGTATGAATTGGAATTGCCCTCAAATGGCAAAAAAGTCAAATATCGCCCATTTGTTGTAAAAGAAGAAAAATTACTATTATTGGCTTTAGACTCAAAAGACGAAAAGGAGATAGAATCAGCAGTTAGGAATTTATTGAAGAATTGCATTCAATCAAGAGTTAAACTTGATGATCTTCCTATTTTTGATTTAGAGTACTTATTTTTGAATATTCGTGCAGTATCCGTTGGAGAGGATATTGATATGACTATTACATGCACAGATGATAATACTACAAAAGTTAAGTATAGTTTTAATATAGGTGACGTTAGGATTTTTAAACCAGAAGGTCATGCCGTTAAAATTCCTTTTACTGATGAATTTGGCGTTATTATGAAATATCCCTCATTTCATCAATTTGTTGCTGGATCTTTAATAGGTCAAGATATCAATCCAGAGAGTGTAGTTGATATAGTTGCTTCTTGTATAGATCAGATATATGATAAGGAAGAGGTGTATGATTCATCTACTACAACTAAGAAGGAATTTAGAGAATTTGTAGAAGGTCTTACAAATAAACAATTTGATAAACTTCAAGATTTCTTTGAAACTTGTCCTAGATTAGAACATAAATTTTCTATTACAAATCCTGAAACTGGTGTTGAATCTGAATATACTATTTCGGGGCTGCAGAATTTTTTCGGGTGATGCTCTTCCATCAAACTTTGGAAGGGTATTACAAGACTAACTTTGCTTTGATGCAACACCATAAATATAGCTTGAGTGAAATTGAAAATATGATGCCTTGGGAAAGGCAAGTATATACTACCTTATTAATGCAATACCTTGATCAAGTAAAACAAGAGCAACTTAAAGCTGCACAGAAGAAATAACATGGCACACGGATTCGCTGGATATTCAGATGGTAGAAATAATAAAGGTTATACAGCAGCCTTTAATAAAATGGTGGCGAATCGTGCTCCTGGATTGGCGAAAAAAGGTGCTACCGAAGCCTGGGGATTTGGAAAGGAATTATATCAGAAGTTAAAAAATAAATTTGGAAAAAGAAAAAATCAGTCTGTTGCTCTGGTAGCACAACATTCTTCGCAGGAAGTAGTACCTGTATCAGTTCATCAAGTTGGTAATACTAGTAGTATATTTGGTAATACGGGACTCTCTGGTTTTATGAGAGGTGCAAATCGTGGTGGTGGTATTGATCCTGATGTAATGGGTGGGGGTCTTGCTAATTTCGCATCTCCTCGTAGAATGAATAAGGGTTATGATATAATTGATATCACCCCTGTTAATAGTAGCAAAGAATCAGATTCCAATTTCATGCCTATGTCAGGTGGTGGAGGTGGAAGTTTAGCAGGTGTAGAAACAGCAATATATGATTTAACTAGAGAAGTTAATGAAACTAAGATGGCAATGATTAACATTGCCACTAAGCAGATGCAGCAAGCTGATATACTTGCTGCTAATGATAGAGCAATGAAAGAAAGAGCTCTTATGGCTCAACAGCATACTCTTTCTCCATCATTCTCTGGTGGTTATGGTAATAATAGTTCATCTTTGATGAAACCAAAGAGAGGAAGTGGTCGTCTGGGTATTCCTATTCCTACTGGAAGAGGTATAAAGCGTGGTGGTACTGGATCTATAATGAGACGAGGTAGTAAAAGAGGACTTACTAGAGCAGCAGCGAAGGTTGGTGGTAAAGGTCTTGCTAAGAAAGCAGCAAAGTTTGGAGCAAAGACAGCAGGTAAACAGATTCCTGGTCTTGGTGCAATAATAGGTGGTGGATTAGGTCTAATGAGACTTATGAAAGGTGATGTATTGGGAGCTTTGAGTGAGGTTACACAAGGTGCATTAACAACACTTGCTCCAGGAGTAGGAAATGCTCTAGCATTAGGGTTGGATATGATTACTCCTGCAATGGCAGATGGTGGTATAGTTCAAAGTCCAACAACAGCATTGATAGGTGAACAAGGTCCAGAGTTGGTACAACCTTTAAATAAAGAAGCTTATGAAGTAATGGGTAATGGTCTGTTAGATTCATTTGTTAATAGAAGTACAGATATTCATAGACTCATATCAGGTGGTATGAAGTTATATCAAAAGGAAGAAGGAAGATATCTTAGTGGTAATGGTAATGGTAATGGAACTCCTGGTACTGGTCAACCAGGTGGTAGAGGATGGTATGGACATGAGATTCCAGAGAATGCACCTCGAGGACCAGCAAGACTTTTCACTGGATTGTGGGATGCTATAACTTTTGATTTGTTTGATACAGATAAGAGAGGTAGTATCTGGGAGAATGAACATGGACAATCAAAAGGATTAGGAAGATGGTTACAGGGTGGAGCAGATTGGATTACAGGTGATAGATTTGATTTTGATAGAAGGGATGAAAATTCTCCTGCGAGTGCTGTAAAAGCTGAGAATGATATGTTAGGAAGGAAACCTCCTAATAGAAGTAGTATTATGAAATATGTTAAGAATAAGGGAGTTTCGGATAAGAGAGCAAAATTAATTGCACAATCTGGAGATAGTGCTCCATCATCAACTGGTGGAATGTTTGATTTGAATACTACAGATTTTGCTGCAATGAAGGGTGCAGTTCCAGATTGGGCTACTAATTGGCAAAAACAAGTTGATTGGGTAATGAATAGTGGTAAGTTGGACAGTTATATTGAAGCAAATAAACCTGAAGGTATATTACAGTCTATATCAAATATCTTTACTGGAGGAAATAAAACTGAAGGAGAGAATCTTGCAGCTAATTCTGCTCAGAATAATTTAAATGATGTTAATAATAATTCAAAATCAAATATAGTAATTCTTGATGATGCTACAAGGACTAACGGAGGAACTGTACCTGGTGAAGGTGGATCAATTCCAGGTATTACTTTTGCAGAAACTGGTATGGAAGTATTTTCAAATCTAAAGATAAGGACTATTAGATAATGGCAGATAAACCACAAACTACTCAAGATTTTAGATTGGTATCTGTCATGATTTACAAGGCAGGTTCTGATGTTGATGGTAAGCCTATTAATATGACTAATTTGGTAGATACTTTCAATTATGTTGAGAGTATTACTTCTCCTTGTGTTGCTGCAACTTTGAATATTGTGGATAGTGCTGGATTAATCACAGATCTTCCTATTCAAGGTATGGAAACTATAGAAATTAAATTGGTTGCTAATCCAGATCCAGAAGAAGAAAAGTTATATAGATTTAAGGTATGGAGATTAGCTAATAGAGTTTCTTCAAATCAAAAACAAACTTATACTTTAGGATTAGTCTCGGCAGAAGCTATTTTAAATGAAACTAATAGAGTTGAGGGAATTCAATCAGGCAATCCAGAAAAAATTGTTGAAAAGATGCTTAAAGAGAAGTTAACTTCTAGTAAAGATTTTTGGTCAGAACCTTCTGCTTTTCAAGTGAAGATGGTAGCTTCTAGGAAGAGACCATTTGATGTTATTACTGATGTTTGTGTAAAGAGTGTTCCTAGTGGTGGTGTATCTGCGTTTGAAACTTCTTCTAATAATGATAAACCTACTATTAAAGGAAGTGCTGGATTTTTCTTTTGGGAAACTAGGAGAGGATATAATTTCTTTTCTGTAGATGCTTTATGTGCTACTGGTGAAGATAATCCATTTAAATCTGATAGATTTCAAGTTGATGAACATGGTGTTTATGAAGAAAGACCTGCCAACCAAGAAAATATACAACCAGATACTCAAATAATCGAGACTGCTTCATTTCATTCTGAAATTGATCTAATGAGTTCTTTGAGAACTGGTAAGTATGCTAGTCTGATATGCATGTTTAATTATAGTACAGGACAATACGAGGAATTTCCTTATAATATTAATCAGACTTATGATAATATGGCTCATTTGGGAGGACAGGAAAGTGTATCTAAAATACCTCATTCATCAGGAGATCTCTCAGAGAAACCAACAAGAATAATGTCTGTTCTTGTAGATCATGAAACTTGGTATAATCAACCTGGTCCTGCATCTCCTGAAGACAGGGACGGTTCAACTGACCCTACTGAATTTGCAGATTGGCAAAAACATTATGTTTCTCAGGCTCTTACTCGATATAAATTGTTAAAGAACCAATCTGGAACTATAGTTATACCAGGAAATTCTAATATATGTGCTGGTGATAGGATTATTCTTAGACTGGTTAATAAAGCTCCAAGTGCTGATATAAAGAAATTTCCTTGGGATAAAGAAACAAGTGGTGTATACTTGATAGAAGAGGTAACTCATACATACGAGAAAAACGAAGGAACTAATGGTAGATTTCGCACTACTGTTAGAGTCATGCGTGATTCATATGGTATGCCAGATGAGATCTCATCACATGGTAACTAAATAATTCACTAGAGGAGTACAACTATGTCAGAAATCAAACACGATTTAGATCATGAAGTCTACTTAGATCCAAAAGATCATAAGGAGCATGTCAATCATGGTATGCTAGAGTATTCTGAATCAGATCTGAAGAATGTTCATGCTAATTATGAAGGATATCACAAAGATGATGTCGTTGATAAGAATGAAGGTACTATTAATGACTATCATACAAGACATCAAGATCAACATCTTGAAGTGTATTGTGATAATCATCCTGATGCTTTTGAATGTAGGGTATACGACGAGTAAATTATGGACCAGTTACTATCAAATATAATACCAACCAATAGAACTGGTGACGATGGATTTAACTGGTGGGTTGGTCAAGTCGAGGGCATTGCTCTTGCTGAGGGGAATAATAAAGGTGGATTTAGATATAAGGTAAGGATTGTAGGAGAACACCCAGAATCTTCGGAACTTCTTGATACAAGTGAACTTCCTTGGTGTCAAGTAATGATGCCAGTTAATGTTCCCTTTTTACCTGGAAACATTGCTGGAGCACATCCACAGTTACAAACTGGGTGTTGGGTTGTTGGATTCTATATGGATCCTGAAAGACAGAAACCTATTATTATGGGTTCTGTTGGACAGACTCCAGGTGCTACTACTGTAATTAAGTATCTTAATCCAGAAGATACTAAAAATTTTCAAACAACAGTAGATCCTGATGCAGTAGATCCAAATACTGATGGTGAGATTCCTCCTGAAAATAGGGAAGGTGGAGAATCAGATGATAAGAATACAGTTACTGGAGGAATAGGAGATGGTAGTACTGATGGTGATGGTAAATTACGTGTAAAAAGAGGATTAAATGATGATAATCCTGGTGCTGTAATAGAACCACTTAAAGTATGTGTTAAAAAAGCTGAGAAATGTGATGATACTGATTTAAAAACTCAGATGACATATATCATGGGTGATTTTCTTAGGGATGTTCAAAAGAGTGGTGGTAATGTAGGAACATATCTTGTAGATAAGTACACAGGAAGATTATATAGTGGTATTGGTGTTGCTAGGAAATACACCAATAAAGCAATGAAAGTTATAAGAAAATTCATTGCTAAGATTAAAGGATATATTATATCAAAACTTAAAGATGCAGTTAAGGCTATTACTAATGCAATAATGCGTCCAACTGATACTGGTAATGCATTGACACCAGTTACAGAATTTTTCAATAAGATCCTTAAGCAACTTGGTTGTTCTATGGAAGATCTTGGAGAAAGATTGATGAAGTGGTTGACAAATGTATTAATGAGTTATCTTGCTCAGATCTATAGATCAGTTGCTTGTCAGATAGATTCATTAGTTAATGGTATCCTTTCTAAGATAAATCAACTTCTTAATAGTTTGTTTAGTGCTATTCTTGGTCCATTGCAGTCAATTCTTGGAGCAATTGCAGCACCACTCAATATTATTGGTGGAGTTATAAATTATGTTTTAAATTTACTTGGAATCACTTGTGTTGGTCCTGATAGAAAGTGTTCTAAGAAGAAAAAGGTTTGTAATCAGGGTGAGGAAGACGGTGGTGAAAATGATCAAGATTTCTTAGATAAACTTCTTTCGGATTTGGACGGTTTATTTGGTGATACTCCAGCAGATTATACACAGTATGTTTGTGATGAAGCATATACTGGTAAACCATTAGAAGTTACTAATATTGGTTTTACAGGTGGTGTTCCATTACCAACATTGAATAAGATTGTTTATAGTATTAATGATATTACTGTTGAAGAAGGAGAGGCAGCGAAATTTACGATAACTAGGACTGGTGCAACTAATATTGCATCATCAGTTGATTATAAGATTTTAGAAAACCAAGGTAGTGCTACTAAGGATATTGATTATGTTCCTGAAGAAGGAATACTTGGATTTGCAGCTAATGAAATTAATAAGACAATAGAAATACAAACATTATACTCTGCTGAGAGTGAGTTGGATGAGACTTTCTTTGTTAAGTTAACTCATAATACTCCGCAGGATAATGATGATGTTGATTTGCATTTTATAAAGAATATTGGTAAGTGTATTATAACAGAAAGGGATCAGAAGGTAGAAGGAGATCCATATGTTGTAGGTCCGATAGATCCTTGGGAACCAATAAAAGAATTAGATCCTGGTGGTGATCCAACTCCTGTACCTGATAATGACCTCATTGAAAGATGGAGTGTATCTTCTAATAGAGCAACATGTCCAGAAGGAGAGTTTATCATATATGAAATAGTGACATCAAATGTTGACGATGGAAGTTTTGGATATTATACTTTGAGTGGAAGAAATATTACTGCTGGTGATATTATTGGCAGACAATTATCTGGAGGTTTTGTAATAGAAGATAAGAAAGCTTATGTAACTATTGGTATTGAAGAAGATAATGAGATAGAGGATGTAGAGACATTAATATTTACTATTAATGGTAAAGGTGCTGCAACTGAAGTTTTAATTACTGTTGATGATGATACTGATTTATCTGATTATGATCTTGGAGAAGGAGAAACTGTAGAGAATACTGTTAAAGATTTTGAACTTCCAGTTGTTAATTCAGGAGATATTATTACTGATGGTAATGGTGGAATAATCGAAATTCCAGTTGCAAAGTCTGGTTCACCTTGGGCAGAACCTCCTTATGTCTGGATTGGTGGAGAAGGTTTTGGTGCTATAGGAACTCCTTTACTAGATCCAAACGGTTTTATTAAAGAGATTCGTGTTAAATCTACTGGATTTGGATATAAAATAAATCGTGCATCTGATAATGATAGACGTTGTATCATTGATTCATTTACAGTTATATTACCTGGTCGTGGTTATCTTGAACCACCAACTATTTGGATCAATGGTCAGAAAGATGTTGCAGAAGCTATAATTAATGACGATGGTTTTCTTATTGGTGCTAGAGTTCTTAGGAGAGAATTAACTTATGAAGAAATGCCTGAGATTAAGATAGTTGGTGGATCAGGACATGGTGCTAAAATAATACCATCATTATTATGTCTTGGTACTAATGCTCTTGCTGAGGTTGGTTCTACTAAGGTTGGTACTGGTCGTTACGTGGATTGTCCATAATGTCAAATCAAACTGCTGCTATTACATATCCGCAGAGTATTGCGAAGCCAACAACGGCAGATGAGACTCAGTTAACTGAGGATGGTCCTAGATTTAAAACTGCGTGGAAATGTGCATCTACTAAGTCTCAGTTTTTAACTGTTTCTTGGCCTGATACAACTACAGGTGAACTGGTACTAAGGGGACCAGGTCTTGGTGGTGCTTCCATTCATATGGATACAGTAGGACAGATATATTTGATATCTGGTAATCTTAATGGTGGTGCTGATGTTGGTAAAGGTGCTGGTAAATTAACTGTACATTGTAATGGTGGTATTCAGAAGTATGAAGGTCCAGTTGATATGGAGTTTAATTCTTCTGATGACGATGAAGATGATGCTCTTGGTATCATGTGTTATGGTAATGTTACTGAGAATATTGTAGGTGGACAGAAAACTGTTATTGCACAGAAAGTTTATATTAAAGCAGAAGAGTTAGTTGAAATTGTAGGTGGTACTGATGTTAAGATACAAGCAGGTGGAGATGGAAGTGGTAGTATAATCTTTGCAGCAGGAGAAGTCCTTCATCTGATGGATAATGAAAAGAAGGTTATATTAGGTCAGAGTATGAAGTTTGGTGTTAAGGAAGCGACAGAAATTTCATTTGACCCACGTTCTAATCATACTATTCTTTCACCAGGTCATTTAAATCATAAGGTTCTTGGAGATTATAAGCAATGGACAGGTGGTATCTATCAACAGATTATTGGTGGTATAGTTCCAGCTCCTCCATTCATCCAACCAAGAATTTACGATTATAGTGTAACTACAGTGAAAGGTAAGACTGCGTTTAGATCTGGTCAGAAGTTTAGTGTTGATGCTGTTCTTGGAGGAATTGACATGGAAGCACTTGCTGGAGATGTTGCAATGAAGGCAACAGCAGGTAAAATGGATCTTGAAGCATTGGGTGTTGGTACACTCAAAGCGACAGGTGGAATTACTCTTGAAGGAGATGGTGATTTTGACATTAAGACACAAGGTAAGTTGGATATGTCAGCACCAGGAGGTACTAAGATTGATACAGCAGCAGGATTTAATGTAGATAGTACTGGTCCTGTATCATTGAAAGGTACTGCAATGGATATAGAGGGTTCTGGTAACGTAACAATCAAAGGTGCTCTAATTTTCTTGAACTAGTGTGCCAGTTGTATAACTGTCACAAGGGGGGTTGACCCCATAGCAATAAGAATGTATTATGTATAAATAAGTTCAGTGAAGATAATCTTCACGAAACTTAATATTAACAAAGGCCCGAAAGATCGTACCCTGCGTTGAATGAATACAGATCCCTAGTCGAGGGATCTATCATCCGCAGGATTTTTTATTCTTGCGAGACACTTAAAAAAAACAATCATGTCTTTTAAATCAACAATCGCTGCTGTTGCAGCATCTCCATTCCTTCTCGCTGGTGCAGCTTTTGCTGGTCCATACGTGAACGTTGAAGCGAATGGTTCATATCCAGACGGATCTTACTCTTCAGGCAACCTTGAGCTTCAAGTTGGTGTTGAGGGAGAAACTGAAGGTGGTCTTGGATGGTATGCATCTGTTGGACCTACAGTTAACCATACTGAGTCTGCTGACGAGTTCGGTGATGTAGAAATCGCTGGATACTTCGGTGCTTCTAAGTCTATCACAGAGTCTACTTCACTATACGGAGAGCTTTATGGTCAGACTGCATCTGATGATCTTGACTTCTCAGGAAAAGTTGGTGCTAAGTTCACTTTCTAAATTAGTAAGTAACTAAACTTAAGGGAGGGGTTGCGACCCCTCCTTTTTTATGCTATAATTTTTGAAACAGAGGAATGATAT